TGCTGATACGGGCCGAACGTGTTGGGCATCGGGCCTTGCGTCTGGACGGGTGCGCCGGGGGTCATGGACATGGGGTCAAGCCTTCTGCGGGTTCGCTGAATACGACATGAGCGCCGCGTATTGCGCCGGGTTCGTGGCCTTCAACTGCGCCAAAGCGTCCTGATAGATCGGCGCGGACGAATAGCCGGTCAGGCCGTTGCTGGACGTGGTTGTCTGCGGCATTCCCGTGGTCGGGGCCGTTGACAGCCCGTAAGCGGATGCCGCCGAGTTGGTGTTGTCAAAGGCCGATTGCTGCATGGGCGTGAGCGCCGCAACGTCCGGCCCGGTATAGGGCACATAGCCGACAGAAGACGCCGTTTTCGCCTGTTCCATCGCCATTTTCATGTAGTCTTCAGCCCACGACGGTAGTTCCGTGGTCGAAGTGGTCGAACCGCCAAGGCTCATTGCTTCGCCCTCCCAAAAGTCTCGTAAAAGGTGTGGACGCTGCCCCAAGGCGACACGAAAACGCCGTCCTTGAATTTCGCCGGGGTGGCCATGACCTGCGCCTGAACATGCGCCAGTTGTTCCGCCTCAGAAAGTTTGTGCCACGGCTTCATGGTGCTACCTCGTCAAAGTCACGCATCAAAACCGTGTGCGTGTGTTTCCAGCCGTATTGCGAGAACACCCGTTCCCACCCCTTGCGCCCCGAAAGCATCGCCCCGGTGCAGCCGTGTTCCTTGGCCCATGCAATAATTGCGTCCTGCATGTCGGCCAGTTGATCCAGTTCGCCGCCCGCCAGATAGACGTTGACCATCTTGCGCCGGGGAAATTGCAGTATCTCGGTGATGATGCAGCCCCGAGGCGCGGGCCAAAACTGCATCAACCCTTGGGCGACTTTCGCTTGCACATCCTCTACCGTGTGCCCGCCGTTGTCGTAACCTAGCGCCGCCTCGATCCACGGGCGGCAGCGGTCCCATTCACCAAGTAGCAATGGCGACCCGTTTCCATGTGTTTGCCGCCGTGCAGACGTAGAAGTAACTGCCGTCATAGGCGAAATCGCCCGCCCGCCCCGTGCTGGCCGCTGTGGACGGCGCCGCAACCTGCGTGGAAAGCGTCACGAATGCGCTGCCCCGTGCGATCTGCGGGTTGCCCGTCGAAGGGTCATAAACCAAAGCCCCGTCAACCGCCGCAGAACTGTCCGAACGCACCGCGTCAAGCTGAGACCACCCCCGCGAAAGCGCCGATGACAGCGCCTGCGCCCATGCCTTCCAATCGTTGCCGATGGCCGGGGGAACCCTCACCGCAGCCCCCCTGGCATCACATCAAGGCGCATGATCCCGACACGCCAGTTTGCATTGCCCGTGCCCGTGACCTTCATCCGCACTTCCCGCCCCGAAAGCCGGAACGACGTGGGCGCGGTCATCGTGTAAGGCCCGTATTCGGTTTCCGAGGCGTTCGGGTAATACCGCGCCGAGAAGGTAGCCGCGACATCGCCCTGCGTCCGTTCGTCCGGTATCATGCCCCTAACGTGCATGATCTGATCCCCGGCACTGAGTTGCAGTGGCCCCGTTTCCGCATAGGGTTCGTCAGTGCCGTGCGTGAACCCCAATTCGTGGTTGTAGGCCACGCCGTCAGAGGCAAACCAAACCGGCCAGCGAAACACGCCCTGATCCACCCCCGCCGTCCGGTCAATCGCACCGATTGCCCAATGGTTTTCCCGGTAGTTATAGACGACATAGCGGTCGCATTCCGTGCTGTCCGCATGGGGGTAGAACCACCAGACCTCGCCCCATTGGTTATTCGCCACGGCATAGACCTTAGATGCCTGCGCACGGTTCAGGTTCTCAAACACATAGTCCGAAACTTCACAGGCCAGCGGCGTTACCGTGTCGCCGTTGAACACGAACATGCCACGGTTGCCCATCCAGTATACCGCGCCGTCAATCGCCGCCGCCGCCTTGCGCGATACCGCCCCGCAGGACGTGCCCACACGCTTGAAGGCATAGACAAAGGGCGGGCCGATGTAAGTCGCCGTATGGGCGTCCACGGTCGTCAGAATGAGCGCCTGACCGCGTGTCCTGATCCCCTGCATGATCTTGCCATGCGTTTGCAACTCAATGTCACCGGCCTCGTTCGTCGCCGCCGGGGTCCAGTCCGTCCGGTCCTCACGATCCGACCAAGACACGTTACGCGGGTTATTGCTGGCCCCGAGCGCAAACAGAAACCGTTCTTCCGTCACCATCGCCCCGAGGCATCCCGTGGGCGCGTTCGTCACCGCAACAAGGTTGTTAGCGACGTTCAAATCCCAAGCGTAAATCTTGCCGTCCGCATTGGAACAAGCAATCAGTTCCTCGCCCCAGTTATCCAGTGACCAAGTAGTCGCCTCGACCAGATCGTCCGTTGCGGCCCGCTCCGTGCCGAAGTATCCCGCGCCGAAGAACCCGCCCCCGAACCCGCTGTTATTCTGTGCGTCCACATTGCCGGTCGTGAAGCCCGCCGGGGTTATGTCCGTCACCGTGCCCGCTTCATTGATGGCGAAACACGCTTCCCACGTCCCGCAAGCCAAGCGCGGGTCTGCGCTGTTGTCCGTCCACGCCAGAGCGCCCCGGATAGGCTCATCCGTCACCGTCACGCGGGTATCCCACCCGCCAACCGGCTGCATGGCCCCGTTCGCCCACCGGACAAGCGAAGCATCGCGCCACCGCCCGCTTGATTGCAGGTCAGTCCCGTTGGTGAAGACACCCGGCGGGATTGCCACGGGAAACAGGGGCATTAAAGCGCCTCAAGTCGCCGCGTGAGTTCAGCAACAGCCGCGACGAGATACTTGACCAACTTGGCGTCATCCCGGCCCTGCATTTCCGCCCCATCCTTTTCCCCGGTCACGGCTTCCGGCGCGATGGCCTGCAATTCATGCGCAAACCACCCCAATTCCGTCTGTCCGCTGTCCTTCCACGCATAGAACCGCTGCGCATCAGCAAGCGCCTTGACCACTTCCAGAGCGTCAAAGCCAGCATCCCACGGCAGCGCGTCTTTCAGGCGATAGTCGGATGACGTGTTGTAAGCCGTAGCCGAGCCGGTGACGCTGATCGAGCCTACTTGGGTTGCATCGCGCCGGATCGTAACCGCCGTGCCGTCCGAGGTGTTGCGGTTGACCGAAAGCGCGTAGTTGCCATCAACCGAAGCATGGATGCGCCCGTCAGACGTGACCGAGGCACCCGCAGTCGTGCCCCCGACACCGGGGTTGGACAAGGCAATCTGCCCAATCAGCATCGCGCTTGTGTTCATCCGCGCCAGTTCGTTGCCGCCGGTCAGAAACAAAATGCGGTCGGACCCGGTGAAGCTGAAGCCCGTGTTCGTGTCGGCGCTGTAGGCAATACTCGGGACCGTCGTTGTCCCAAGCGCGGCATAGATCGGCAGGCTTGCCGTGATGGCCGTGGTATCAATGTGCACTTGGGAGACACCAAACGTCACCAAGTCCATTTCATTCTGCGCGGGGCTGTAGAGACCCGTATTTGCGTCTGCGTCGAATGCCAGGCCGGGGGCGCTGACGGTGCCAACAGGCATTTCCAGCGTCGTAAGCCCCGTGATGGACCCGCCCGTGATGGCAACCGACGATGCCGCTTGCGTGGCGATAGAGCCAAGCCCCAGAGACGTGCGGGCCGTTGACCCGCTTTCGGCAACCCAAGTCGTGCCGTTGCCGACAATGAAGTTTCCGTCCGTCTTGGCCAACGCGGCGATGGCGTCAAGATCGGCATCCCAAGCCTGCACATTGGTGCCGATGACAAGCCCGAGGTTCGTCCGCGCCGCCGATGCCGTTGAAGCACCCGTGCCGCCGTCCGCCACCGCAAGGTCCGTAATGCCCGAGATAGTGCCGCCCGTGATCTGCGGCGTGATGGCGGTTGTCCCGTCACACAGGTCTTGGATGCGGTCCATGTTGTCATTGATCTTGGTGCCCCAAGTGTTGTTGGAAGCGCCCACCTCGATCTTGACAAGGCCCAATGCGGTTGTTGTGTCAGCCATCAGTCAACCTCACGCGGGCGTCCATGTCGCACCATCGGCAGCGGTGCGATCCCAGAACCCGTCATCATCCCAGATTTTGCTATCGTCCCACGTCCGGTCATCGCGCCAGATGCCACGATCCCACGCGGGCAGGACACCGGACCAAGTTTGCGTGTCCGGCGTTACAGGCGTCCAACTCATCGCGGCGTCCGTATCCTGAGCGATGTGCCGGACCACTTGGCCGCGTTGCTCACGTCATTCAGCCGCGTCACAGCCGCCGAATAGAGCGCCGCCCAGACCGCTACCCGCGCGTCATCCTGAAGGTAAGGCGCGGACTGCAACAGCGCCCCGTAGAGATACGCATCCGGGCTATCAGCCAAGAGCCAGTTGCTTGTTGCGCTATCCGACAGAGCCGGGATTTTCGCGTAGTAAAGCAACTCGCCTTCGTATGTGCTGTCCGGCGTCGGAAACAGTTCCAGAGCCCCCGCCGTGTGCGTGTAGGCTTGCGGCGCACCCGACGAAGCATTGGGCCGCAGCCGCTCCAACTGGTCCACCGAATACAGCGTCAACGCACGGTAATTCGCGCTTGCGGTCAGGCGGATGGTTTCCACCCAATCAGAAGGCAGCGCCACATAGCGCCCGTCAAGATCCGTCGTTGCCCGCGTTTCCATCCGCCAATGACGCACGTCGCGGTTAAGCTGCGCCTCCGCAAGCGTGATGAAGTCGGGAATGGTCGCGGTCAGGTCGTCGCGGTTCAGAAACCCCGCGATGGACGTTTGCAAGGCGCTGTAGGTGTCAAGTGCCATCAGAGAACGCCCTTCAATGCCCGCTTGATCGGCTTGGCCCAGGTATCGCCCTTGGGTCGCATCGCGTCGTATATTGCGATCAGGCCCGCAGCGTCCGCGCCGTGCGATGACCAGTCATGTTCAGGCCCCAAGTCATGCCCACGGGCCTCGTCTATTTTCGCGTGATACCATCCAAGGGCGTCACGTCCGGCCTGCGTCTTTTCCCGGTGAAACCACAGCCGGGGAAATATCCGCCGCAGCGCCTCGACCCGCAACAGCGCCGCGCCCGAGCCTTGGTTCGGCACAATCTCCGTCTGGAAGCCCGCCTCGCCCAAGTATGACTTAGGCGTCACGGCGTAGACCATATCCGCTTTGCGCCCGTCATGCGGCAGGATGCATACCGCGTCCTGATAGCCGTTCGTCCGCAGCCAGTAGACATGCGCGGAGAACTCTTGCCCCGCCGCTTCGTAGTAATCCAGCACCCGGATTTGATCGCCCACGAACTGGACGATCCAGATTGCGCAGGCGTCCGACTTGGCCGAGGTGCCGCCAATGTCCCAGAATGCGTAGACCTTCAGCAACGGGTCGCGGGCAATGATGCCAATCCGCCCGCCTAGTTCAGCCTCCGTCAGATGCCGCGCGTAGTAAGCGCCGCTCAGAACAGTGGCGTATTCGCCTTCCCAGATATGCCCGTATTGGTCGGGCCGGTGCTTCAAGTCCTCTTGGCGTTCGTTCTCCAGAACCGCCGGAAACCACGGGTTAGCGTTCCAGTTTGCCCGGATCACAACAGCGCCTTGCGGTGCCGCCGATGACCTTAGAAGCCGGTCAACAGCATCCGTTGGGCGGCGCGGGTTCCAGCTGAATAGCAGTTCCGAGGTAGCGCCGTTCGCTTCCCACCGGATTGTCGGGCGCAACAGCGTCAACGACCGTTCCGACATGCTTTGCGCTTCCTCGATCCAAGCGCCGTGAAAGCCTTCCTTCGACTTGAACGATTCCGCCGTGTGATCCTGCATCCCGTCAAAAGTGATGATGCCGCCTTTTGGCGTCTCGATCACCTTCTCGAAGACCTTGAACCCGTGCGCCTCGCCCACGCCAAACTTGGTCAGCTTGTCCTCAAGCAACAGCTTGGCGCTGTCCTTTAGTGACTTCTGGACCTCACGCACACAGGCGAACCGCAAGCCCTCGCCGTGATCGCCGGGAAACCGCAAGGCGCGTAGGATTACTTCCTCTGCAAAGAAGTGCGACTTGCCGCTGCCCCGTCCGCCCCATGCGCCCTTGTATCGTGCGGGTTCCAGGAGCGGCGCGAACGCCTCAGGAACGCGGCGGTGTAGTTGCAATTAGTTCCGTGACGATCTTGTGGACGTGTTCGCCGTTGTCGCCGCTGCCCTTGAGCATCGTTTCAGTCATGTCCGGCATGACCTTGCGCAAAAGTCCAAGCGCAACAGTTGCTTGCGTCGATGACATTTCAAGATCG